CAAACGGTCTGGTTCGATTTACCATGGAGCTCAGAGAACTACATCCAGGCCAATGCTAGGATCTACCGCCAAGGGCAAGAAAAACCGGTTATCATACACCATCTAAACGTGTATAATAGTATTGATGAACAGGTAGTGCGTGTATTAACTGGTAAAATAAATTTACAAGAAGCGTTATTAGAATCACTTAACATGGAACAAAACAAATGACAGATCAAGAACTATTACAAATTATTGGCGGAGTTGTTAAAGTAGCCCGTCCTGTAAGCGCAGATGAGATTGTGCTAGATAGTCTCGAGGTGTTGCTAAAAGACACAGGACTGGATAGCTTAGACTTTTTGATGGTGGGTGTTTATATGTCAGATATCTATGGCGTATCAGACGAGGATCTTAAAGCTATGCAAATGAGCGAAACAAGCACCATTCGTGATATGTTTAAATACATGCAAGAGCATGCAACCAAACAACCCGCAAACGTAAAAGAGGCTTTAGCGAGCATCCAATGATCTATCTATCAGACTACCGCACAGTAGCGGCAACCAACACAGACCTTTTAGATGAGCTTGACTACCCTCAGCGCATCCATTGGTTTCCAGAACTGTTTGCTCGCAAAGATACAGGTTTAGTATACGTGCCACACAAGCTGGCAGAGCGTGTGCTTGATGTGGATATATTGCGCTCTCTGCGTGAAAGACAAGGCACAACTGCGTTTATTCTTGCCTCTGGTAACGCCCACTTTGCTGGCATCAACCCATACGCAATTAAAAAAAGCCGTTTAACTTACGACTACAAACTACTACCTCTTACGCTTACACAGGTATATGCCGGACGCATAGCGCAGATGTGTGGCGCAGACGATTTGGTTTACACAGACGCTAGTGCTTGTGCATCTAGCCTTAAAGTAATGAGTGATGTATATGATCTGATCACATACAAAGGCTTTCATCGGGTATGCGTTCTTGGCGTAGAAGACACTATTAACGATAAGGTCTTGCATTTCTTTGGGCAGTCTGGTGCTTGTCTTACCCATGAACAAGAACAGGACGGTACTCAACCATCCGCTTTTGATAGACACAACGGCGGGTTTTATGTAGGTCAGGGTGCTGTCTTTGCCGTGTTTGAATCTGAGTTAGCATTGTCAAACAAACCTAAAGCTAAACTATTAGGAGCTGGCATAGCTAGTGAGCAAAGCACCAACGCTATCGGTCAACGTGAAGATGGACAAGGGTTTATACGTGCCGCAGAGATAGCACTAGAAACAGCTAACATGGGATCAGAGGGGATACAAATTGTTAAGACGCACGGTACAGGCACTAAGTCAAATAACTTGGCTGAGAAAGCCGCTTTACAAACGCTGTTTCATACGCCGTTTATTGCGACGTCGTTTAAACAACGCATAGGGCACACCATGGGTGCATCGGGGTTATTGGAGACATGCCTGTTACTAGACAGTTTACAGTCTGGCATAGTGCCAGCTATTCCCAACCGAACCGAGCATGATCCTGTGTTTCTATCAGAACCACAAGTAATGAAACGTTCACCAAAGATTTTAAGTTTAGCAGCAGGCATGGGTAACATTTACGCAGCAGCAATTTTTGATACAAAAGTATGAATAAAATAAAAGCAACTACTCCAAGACTATCGGATGAGGATCCAGATCCGTTAGAGCAAGACGACGTGGAGGGGACATCTACACAACTTGTTGAAGGCTGGTTCCCATGGGATCCCGAAGATATCATAGACATTCGGTATCTTATAGAGTTCCATATGCCCCTAAAACAGAAAGAAATTTTGCTTGCATTTTTAAACGGTCAGAGTTATAATGACATTCATGTGACTGAAAAGCACTGGCGGTATCATTTTGAAAAAGGCATTGAGTTTATTAAAAAGGAACTAAAGCTATGAGCCACTTCATTGTAGAACATAGATTTAAAGGACATTATGTTATGGAGACGCTTACTGGTGTGGAAGATATCGACACTAGCCGCTACGAAAATTTATTGGGGATCTGGGTTTGTGACAGCTTCGAAGAGCTACAGGTCATGGAAAAAGAACTTAAGGAAATGAGACATGCAAGATCCAGTGAACCATCCTAAGCATTACACAGAACACCCCTCCGGTATTGAGTGCATCCAAATTACGGAGCACATGGGTTTTAACCTAGGTAACGCTTTAAAGTATATCTGGCGTTGCGATCTTAAAAAAGATGCCGTAGAGGACTTACGCAAGGCTCGTTGGTATATTGACCGTGAGATTACTAAACGTACAAAATTAGATAGTGCAGATCCAGAGTGTGGCAGATGATTGAGTTTATCTTTGTATCAGTTATGTGCATTGGGCAAAGTTGTGACTTTATGGTTAGTGCTCAGCCAATTGCTTACGATCAATGCCAAGTTCTTAAAAAAGAGTTTTTAACGCTGCCGTTTAAACCAGAGGTAACACTAGCCGCAGCACAGTGCATGCGCATAGACACAGGAGAAAAAGTATGATATTACAGTTAGACGATGATTTTACTGATGAAATTACTGCAGCAAACCTAGCACAAAGTTATGTGGGAATAACCAATAATTTAAAAAGCGGTCATAATTGGCACGAAGATGATGTAGCTGCTTGGAAAGAATTGTTGCCCGCCCTTAAGTTAGTTGGCGGTTGGTATAGTGTAGACTTTGATAAAGAAATTAAAAAGGCAAAAAAGAAATGAAAAAATACACACACTTTGATTTAGAAGATGCCATCTATAAGGTATGGCAAACCAGTGATGATATTGAGTTACTGTTTAAGCACCATGGTGACGCACCAGAACCAATGACAGAAGATGAAGTAGCTAACACATTGCTTGGCCTTAAGCAGTTGCATGACATGCGGTGCCACGCACTAATGGACATGTCAGCAAGGGTGTTTGAATTAAATCAGTATTGCACCGATCCAGAGAAGTTAGCAGCAAGAGATGCGTTGTTTGGTGACGTACACGATTTTTTAAATGAAAGTAAACCAAAAAAGAAAGGAAGTAAAAAATGAGCGAAAAAGAGCTCCCGTCAGTAGATGACTTTGTAGTAAATTTAGAGTTTGCAGTAAAAGATATAAACACATTATTGAATATTTTAAATATGCCAAGTCAGGCACCCGTAATTACTTTAGCAGCGTTTATAAATGGTATTCAAATGCAAGCAGGTCCGCAAGTACAAAAAGCACAAGACAGCCTAGCGGCTGTAGAAAAGGCTCAAGATGAACCTAAAGCAACTGCTTAAGCACGCTGGTATCAGCAACAACATCATCAAGGAAGTTGAGCGTAAAGCAAAACAGACCAACGCCCAGACGGAGCAAGAGCACCAGGAAAAGGCTTTGGCTATGACCAAGATGTTGTTGAATGACGCCCTGCGGTACCGAAAGGAACACGGCGGTAATACTCCTCCTTCTAAACCTAAAAAAACCATAATCATTCCAGATTAGGGCGGATTTCCACTGTTTTTTGCATTAGTAGATATAGGAGCTCGTCGTGAGACGCCTTCTGCAGGTGGCTTAAAACGTCACTTTGCTTTTGGTGCCTAAGTACACGGCACTGACAGCCTGGAAAGACAGGCACCCCCACAACGCCCAAGACAGTGGAGGTGTTTTACCAAATGCGGGCATTACACACAACACACAGGAGAATTACATGAATCCATTTGAACTACGCTTTTCCGTATTTAACACAGCTAAAGACTTCTTAGAGCAGCAATACAAAGCCAATCTAGTTGCGTTTGAGGCAATGGACAAGGCAACTAAACAAGCAGTAGAGCTGGCACCTAAGTTTCCAACCATGGAAGAAGTCATTGAAAAAGCTGTAGAAATCAACAAGTTTGTTAGCGACGCCAACGAGCGTGAGTTAACTAAAATCGTTAAACGTGCTAGTGGCATTGGCATCGTATTTTAAGGAAAAACCATGGCAACCAAACCCGGACTCTACGCAAACATCCACGCAAAGCAAGAACGCATAAAAGCAGGCTCTGGCGAGAAGATGCGCAAGCCGGGTGCCAAGGGCGCCCCAAAAGCTAGTAATTTTAAAGAAGCAGCCAAAACTGCAAAAGTAAAATGAACGATTTTAAAAAACTACCTAAAATGAAAACTGGTGGTGGAGTATCGTTAGCCATAGGCCGTGGTGAGAAGCTACCAGTGTCTCAGGGCGCAGGCCTGACAGCCAAAGGTCGTGCTAAGTATAACGCAGCAACAGGCTCAAATTTAAAAGCACCACAACCAGAAGGTGGGGCTCGTAAAAATTCATTCTGTGCAAGAATGTCTGGTATGCCAGGTCCTATGAAGGACGAGAAAGGCGAACCAACTCGTAAAGCAGCATCACTAAAAAGGTGGAAATGTGGCAGCTAAAAAGGCACCAGCTAACAAAAAAGAGTTTACTCAGGAAATGGCGGAAGCTATTTTAGATCTGGGTAGGCAAGGCGCATCCCAAAAAGCAATGTTTGCTGCCATCAATATTAGTAAAAATACTGCAGGAAGATGGAAGAAAGAAAACGAACATTTTGCAGAAACCCTTGATTTAGCTACAGTTTATGCCCAAGCCTTTTGGGAAAACATGATGCTGGCTAACATCGAAAACAAATCATTCAATTCACGGGTAGCAGAAATTGCTCTCCGTGGTCAATTCCAAGAAGACTACCGTGACACACGGGACACCAAAGTAGATCTAAAAGCAGAAGTTAAGATCGATTTCAATAAAGAGATAGCTGAACTCATTTCCGCCCTAAAGTCGTAAGAAAAATATATTTCCAAAAAGGGACTTGACACAGTCCCTTTTTTGCATTAGTATAGATACTTCTAACCAGACTAATAAGGCTAACATGACTGCTCACGCATTACTATCCGCTTCCGGCTCTAAAAGGTGGCTATCCTGCACACCCAGCGCCAAACTAGAAGCAACCCTCCCAGAACAAAAACGACCATCAGGTGCATTTGACTTTAGTCAAGAAGGCACGATGGCGCACTCACTGGCAGAGGCTAAATTAAGACACCATTTTGGACAAATTGGAATAGAGGAATACCAACATGAAGAAGCAATTATCAAAGCAACACCCTACTACAACGACGATTTCGAGGCTCACGTCGATAGCTACGTACTATACGTCCGCAGCCAAATCGGTGAAGGTGATACCCCACTTTTTGAACAGCGCGTTGACTTCAGCGACTGGGTACCTGACGGCTTTGGTACAGCCGATGTGGTTATACTTTCTAAGCACTCCATTCGTGTCATCGACCTCAAATTTGGAAAAGGCATCCCCGTCTCGGCGCAAGACAACACGCAACTCCGACTCTACGCCCTCGGTGCGTACTCAAAGTTCAAAGAAGAATACCCAGGTATTAAAGAAGTCAGTTATACGATACATCAGCCCCGACTTGACAGTATCAGTACCGATGGTACCACCATCAGTAAATTGGTCGACTGGGCCAACTACTTTGTCAAACCAAAAGCCAAGAAAGCGTGGAGCGGCGCAGGTGAATTCCTCCCCGGCGACTGGTGCCAATTCTGCAGGGCAAAAGCGCAGTGCCGTGCTAGAAGCGATTACAACCAAGAACTTGCCAAACAAGAGTTCAAAGAGCCGCCCCTCCTCAGTGAAGAAGAGCTCGTCGAAGTCCTCTCCAAAGCCCAAGACTTAAGGCAGTGGGCAGTTGATGTAGAAGATTACGCTTTAAACAAAGCTATTACTGAGCAAGTTATTCCAAAAGGTTTTAAACTTGGAACAACAGTAACACACCGCAAAGTTGTAGATCAGGAATTAGCGGCTAAAGTGCTCGTAGAAAAAGGTTTATTAGATGCAGAACTCTGGGAACCTAAGAAAATGAAATCTGTGCCATCTTTGATTAAGCTAGGTGGTAAAGGCCAAGTTGAATCATGGCTAGGCAGTTTAGTACAAAGACCAGAGGGTTCACCAAAACTGGTTCGTGTCAAAGAAACTGCAAAGGATGATTTCAAATGAGCACATGGTTAATAGCAGCTATGGGTGTGGTAT